ATTGCTTTGTTTCTGACTATGGCTTATGAAGCAAAAGTCAACTATCAAGATGTGTTTGGTCAAGTAAGAATATGGGATTGTATTATCTATCATCACTTGCGTTCAAAGAACATTGTGCCGCCAGCCATACAAGAATCTAAAACATCTGGTGGTTATGAAGGCGCCTATGTGAAAGACCCTGTTGTTGGTTTTCACGATTGGGTTTGTAGTTTTGATTTGAACAGTCTATATCCACATTTGATTATGCAATACAATATCTCGCCTGAAACAATGGTCGGGTTTGAACCTAATCGTGTGAATGTTGAAAACATGTTAAATCAAAAGACTGATTTATCTGACCTTGACAATCGAACTATAACGCCAAATGGCGCTCAGTTTAGAACTGACAAACGAGGTTTTCTGCCCGAGATAATGGATACTCTATATCAAGAACGAGTTGTCTACAAAAAGAAAATGATTGAAGCACAAAAGATGTTTCAACAAACTGGCGATAAGAAGTATGAGTTTGAGATTGCAAAGAATCACAACATTCAACTTGCAAGAAAACTTTCATTGAATAGTGCTTACGGTGCAATCGGCAATCAGTATTTTCGATACTTTGATGTTCGACATGCAGAAGGTATTACAATGGCAGGCCAGTTGACAATTCGCTGGATTGAAAGAGATGTGAATGAGTTTCTAAACAAGTTGTTAAAGACAAAGAATGTAACATATGTTATTGCTTCTGACACAGACTCCATTTACATTCGACTTGGTGAAGTTGTAAACGCAATATTCAAAGACAAGTCCGACACAAGAAAGATTGTGAAAGTGATGGATAAGTTTTGCAATGAAACAATACAGCCACAGATTGATAAGTCGTTTGACAAACTTGCTAAATATGTACATGCATATGAGCAAAAGATGATTATGAAACGAGAAGTGATTGCAAACAAAGGCATCTGGACTGCAAAGAAAAGATACATCTTAAATGTTTACAATGATGAAGGCGTTGAACTGAAACAGCCTAAACTAAAAATCATGGGCATCGAAGCAGTCAAAAGTTCTACACCTGCCCCATGTCGTGTGAAGATTAAAGAGGCGTTGAGTGTGATAATGAATCAAGACGAATCTAGTTTGATTCAGTTTATAGATGATTTCAGAAATGAGTTTAAGAAGTTGTCGCCAGAAGCAATTGCTTATCCTCGTTCTTGTAATAATCTAAGAAAGTATTCTTCAACAACTGACATCTATCAGAAAGGTACACCGATGCATGTTCGTGGTGCTTTGTTGTATAACAATCTATTGAAGAAACACAAGTTAAAGAAGTATGAATCAATCAATGATGGTGATAAGATTAAGTTTGTTCAATTGAAAGAGCCTAATCCTTTGAGAGAGAACATCATATCTTTTGTTGGCACTTTGCCAAAAGAATTTGACTTGCACAGATATATTGATTATGACATACAATTTGAAAAGTCTTTCTTAGACCCACTAAGATTTATTGTCAATGCAATCGACTGGAGTTTTGAACGACAATCAACACTAGATGATTTTTTCTAATGACAGACGAAGAGCTAAAAGATTTTATGAAGTATTTTAAAGACGAACTACCAGACCCCGAGCATCACCCACAAAAGGCGATATGGTTAATGAAATGGTATCAGTCAATTGTTTTAAGGAATAGAAATGCAGACATTGAGTAGAGAAGAAGCACAATATTGTGCCGACACATTTTCAAATTATTTTGACCAGTTCACTCGTATAGATGAATACATGCGTGACCAGAAAATGGCACAGATTGATTCTATACCACAATCACTCCCAGGCATGGGCTTTGATGCTGATATGTTTGATGATTTCACTATGTCGCCAGAAGATATGGACTTAGAAGTCCTTGAACTAGATAATCATACATGGGATACTTGTATCAATATGATTTCAAGTCATAGTAATATGGTGAGTATTCCAGGCAAGGCATTAAAGTTGGCCGTCAAAGAAAAGAAAACAAATAAGTTTGTTGGTTTTATGAGATTTGGTTCTCCTTTATGAGATTTGGTTCTCCAGTTATCAATATGAAACCTAGAAACCAACTGCTGGGTAATGTTCCAGAGTTAGTTAATTTCAACAAGACTGCTATCATGGGCTTCGTTATTGTGCCAACACAACCATTTGGTTATAATTATCTTGGTGGTAAATTGTTGGCAGCTTTGTGTTGTTCACACGAAGTTAGAGAAAAACTAAATAAAAAATATGGCATGAATTTGTGTATGTTTGAAACCACAAGTTTGTATGGCAGTTCTAAAGCCGCAAGTCAATATGATGGCATGAAACCCATGTTAAGAAACAGAGGACTGACTGATAGTGATTTTATTCCTATGATACATGGCAAACCATTTAAAGATTTATTGAACTATGTTGAAGATAAAATTGGCGTGTTTATTAAACCAGATGCTTCAAGTAGAAAACTAAAGATAATAAATGCTATCATTGGTATGATAAAAAAGACTTTAGATGGTGATGATTTAGATAAATTTAAAACCACAATCACAAATGCCAAAAAGTTGACTGAACGAAAAAGATATTATGTTTCTAATTATGGCATTGAGAACTACATAGATATTGTTAATGGTAAAACAAATGAAATAGTTAAAGCGCCAAACTTTGATAGATATTATAGTGCTGAGTTAATAGAATGGTGGAGAAAAAATGCCACTAAAAGATACAACAAACTTAAAGAGCAAGATAGATTAAGAAACGATTTAGAAGTATGGACGCCAGATAGTAATATAGATATTATCAGATGATAGAATATAACGAACAAAACTTAAAACTAGTTTCTGATTTGATTGTAAAGAATCTGACACCAGATTTGATTCCTGTTAAATGGCGTCAACGCAATTCTGTTAATCCTATGTTCGGTCATTGCCATACGGCAGCGGCTTGTTTACAGAAAGTTTTTACAACAAAAGAACTAAAGCTTTATCGAGCTCAAGACCAACAAGATATATGGCATTGGTGGGCAGTTGACAATGCTGGCAAATTAATTGATTTAACATCTAAACAATATACAGATTGGAATAAAGAACCGCCATATAAAGATGGACAAAAAGCATCAATGCTTGGTTTCGGATATAGAACTAGGGTTTTAGAACTTCTGGAAAGAGTGAAGAAAGAGCTTGACAAACCTGACTAAAAAGAGTATAATACAACTATGTTAATCATACACAGACGACTAAAAACAGAACCAGATGCTGAATGGGACTTTCACGAACTATCTAGTGATAAGTTTCCTGGCGGGTTTGCAAGAGAATCAGATTGGGCAGTAAGATACAAAAGAAGAAACGATAGCCCAAAACACAAACATGAATACAAAGTGGAGTTAAGAACATGAGTGATTTTTTAAAAGATATAATTAAAGAAACAGGTAACGAATATGCAAGTCTAGTATCAGATGGTTCAACAGGCGATGTGAACGATTTTATTGATACAGGTTCGTATATTTTTAATGCGTTANTAGGTGGTAGTATTNACAGAGGTCTACCATCAAACAAGATTACTGCAATCGCCGGCGAAAGTGCAACGGGTAAAACATTCTTTGTACTTGGCATGTGTAAGAACTTTCTCGACCAGAATCCAGACGGCGGTGTAATATTCTTTGAGAGTGAGTCAGCAATTACAAAAGACTTGATTGAAGAACGAGATATCGACAGTAGCCGTATGGTCGTTATGCCAGTTACAACTGTGCAAGAATTCAGACATCAAGCAATTACTGTATTAGACAAATACATTGAACAAAAGAAGTCAGAAAGAAAACCAATACTACTTGTGTTAGATTCTCTAGGTATGTTATCGACTACGAAAGAGATGGAAGATACACAAGCAGGTAAAGAAACAAAAGATATGACAAGGGCACAAATTGTAAAAGCCGCCTTTCGAGTACTCACCTTAAAGTTAGGGAAAGCAGCCGTTCCCCTTATTATAACAAACCATACTTATGATGTGGTGGGCAGTATGTTCCCACANAAAGAGATGGGTGGTGGGTCAGGATTGAAATANGCCGCTAGTAGCATTGTCTATCTTTCTAAACGCAAAGAAAAAGATGGTACCGAAATNATTGGTAACATTATTCATTGTAAGAATCATAANTCAAGATTGACCAGAGAGAACAAGATGGTNGATGTTCGATTAACTTATGACAAAGGTTTAGATAGATATTATGGTCTATTAGAACTAGCCTTGAAACATGGCATATTCAAATCAGTNTCTACACGAGTTGAGTTGCCAGATGGTACTAAGACTTTTGGTAAGACTATAAATAATAATCCTGAAAAGTATTTCACACCTGAAATATTAGAACAGCTAGACGCTGTTTGTGCAAAAGAATTTAAGTATGGAGACCACATTGAAGAAGTCGAAGAACACACCGAAGATACCGCCGACACATAAGACCACAAATCCAAAACACAATGATGATTATGTTTTTGTAGAGAAACCTGGAGAGGACTTTACAGGACTTAAACTCATTAGTGGTCCGTTTGCTAGCATAGTTTACAAATATGGCAATGTAGGATTCAGACCTGAATCTGAAAAGACACCAGACGGCGCTTTGCCTATGGTATTTGATTATACAATTATTGAAAATCATATAGAGGCAGATACCGATAGTCAAGAATTTATTGACCACATTGGTGATATATTGGTTGTATTATTAGACGAGCAAATAAATCAACAAGATGACGCTTGACTTTCAAACCCAAATGATGTATAATAGACAGATTAAATTAAACGAGATTGCATGAGCGAAAGAATCGAAACAACAGCGATTAGAAATCTAATCCACAATGAAGAATATTGCAGAAAGGTCTTACCTTTTATCAAAGAAGAATACTTTGTCGATAGATTAGAAAAGTTATTGTTCACAGAGATTTACAAGTTTGTCAACAAGTATAATCAGTTGCCAACAAAAGAATCTCTATCGATTGAAATCAACACAAACAAAGGCATCACAGAAGATGAGTACAAGAAACTCACAGGTATTATTTCTGAACTCACTCCAGAGCCAATCAACTTAGATTGGCTGGTTGAAACAACAGAAACATGGTGTAAAGACCGTGCAATACATAATGCAATTCTAGGCGGCATTCAGATTATTGATGGCAAAGATAAAGACCACACACCAGAATATTTGCCAGAGATGTTATCAGAGGCATTATCTGTATCGTTTGACCAGAAAGTCGGGCATGATTATCTACTTGAATCAAAAGAACGATTTGATTATTACAATCGAAAAGAAGAAAGACTTGAACTTGATTTAGATTTCTTCAACAAGATTACACGAGGTGGTATTCCATCTAAGACTTTGAACATCTGTCTTGCAGGTACTGGTGTTGGTAAGACCATGTTTATGACTCACCTTGCCTCATCTGTTTTACTGCAAGGTAAGAATGTATTGTACATCACTATGGAAATGGCAGAAGAACGAATCGCAGAACGAGTTGATGCTAATCTATTGAATGTTGGCATGAGTGATTTAGAAGAACTGCCGTACAAGATGTATGAAACAAAGATTAATAAGTTACAAAAGAAAACAACTGGTCAACTCATTGTAAAAGAATATCCTACTGCTTCGGCTTCTGTTGCACATTTCAAAAATCTATTGAGTGAGCTTGCAATGAAGAAGTCTTTCAAACCAGATATTGTTTTTATTGACTATCTAAACATTTGTGCTTCGTCAAGATTTAAGGCAGGCGCTAATGTAAACTCATATACATATATCAAGGCTATCGCAGAAGAACTCAGAGGCCTTGCTGTAGAACAAGACATTCCAATATTCTCTGCTACACAAACTACAAGAAGTGGTTTTGTAAGTAGTGATGTTGGTCTTGAAGATACTTCAGAATCATTTGGTTTGCCTGCAACGGCAGACTTTATGTTTGCGTTAATCTCATCTGAGGAACTAGAAGAAAAGAATCAGATAATGGTTAAACAATTGAAGAATCGATACAACGACCCAACGATAAATCGTAAGTTTATCATTGGCGTTGACAGGTCTAAGATGCGTTTGTATGATGTAGAACAGCATGCTCAGACCGACTTAGTTGGTAGTGGTCAACCCGACACATCAATAACGAGTAAATTCACGCAGAAGATTGGTGAGTACTCAGATTTTAAAATATAACACAGGAGAAATAAATGGCA